ACCAGTCGCTACAATATACTCATAAACATTGCTAGCAGTTTCTGCTTTTTTAATCCATGATGAGTTAGAAGTTCTATGATAAACTGTATATTTTGCGATGCTTGACCCACCAGATTCAACAGGAACCACCCATCTTACCCTTAATTTAGTATCAGGAGCCGAATAACCACCTTCGCCACTTACTTTACCACTACTATCACATGGTACAAATACCACACTTCTTGGCTCACTAGGAGCATCTGCATCATACATTGATATAACTCTACCTGTCTGGAATGTCAGAGACATTGTCCAAACTACAGGAGAATCTCCTGTTATCTGGGCACTTAATTGACTTACCCACCCTTCTCTTGCACTCATTTGTGGTATGGATAAATAATATTCGTCTCCAATATCTCTTCCTTCAAATTCTTGCATTAGAATATTTACTACATCAGCACCTGATCTAGTAGCAGTTCCCGTTGTAGTATTTACAGGATTAGATGATTCCCAACCAAAAGCACCACTACCACTTCCTGCCCATTCATATTTTGCATCATCATCAGCAGTTCCTTGTATTATAGCAGTACTCTCTGCTGTGGTTTTCTTTTTAACTCTTGCTACAGCTTCTTCTGGTATTCTCCATGATATTTGAACCACCTCTGAGTTACCTTCCATTTTTACTAATATGTTTTCACTGGAATCTTCCATAGGTAATGGCATTGCAGATACAGGCGTGTTCTTTGATATATCAAGTCTTTCAATATTACTTATTTCATATCTCCATGATGAAAAATCTGTATTAGATCTTTTGTATAGATAAATTGAGGTCATATTCTACCACTTCTTGTATTTGCTTCCTGTATCACAGCTAATATAGTTGCTCTTAGATTATTTAAGTCTTGTTGAGAACCTGACATATTTTGAATATTAATTGTTATTGCTGTACCACCCACACCACTACCCATAGGAGTAATCATTTCTGCACCTCTCTCTCCAAATGAATATCTCTGACCACTTTTACCAATACCTAATATAGGCTCATTTATCATACCACCATTTGCTCTTGGAGATATACCAGCAGACGGCATCATAACATTAGACCCACTAGACTCTTCTCCTGAATCAAACCATGGCATCGCACTTTTTATACCATCGTTGATTTTCTGCATTTCTTCGGGAAACATTAACTCTGTTATTATTGGTATATAACCACCCCATATTCCAACACCCCCCATCTTTCCTCCTTTCATACCACTCATACCACCAGTTTTTGCCATATGACTTTTCGCATAATTATTAAATGCCTTAAATGTGGAATTGTTTTTTAGAACATTTTCAAATCTTTGAACCTGCCACGATAAACTTTTCCCAAATTTTCCTGCTGCACGTTGTATTTGTTGCCAAGAATTCATAGCTGCTTGTTGAACTTTGCCAAGATTACCTTTAAACGCACTTGCAGGTTTTTTTTGGTCATTTTTCTCTAGATTTTTAACATACTCTTTTTTAGCAGTCTCATAATCAAGCTCACCTGCTACTGAATGAACTCTATTTACCTTGTTAAATTTATCAGCAGGATTTCCATATTTAGTTGTATCACCCTGTTTAGTTACTTGTGTATTTGTTGTTTTTGGTGTTGAACCTTTTCCTGTTATTTTATCAATTACTTTCTTTAATGCTTCTATCGAAAGTATTAGACCACCTATACCAAGAGCACCCCCTACAAGAGCAAGTTTAGCTGAAAGTATAGACAAACTACCACCTTCCTTACTCATGTCATTAACTAATGTAAAAAATCCCTCAATACTTGGGTTTGTTAAAAACTCACCTATTTTATTACCCCATTTTTGGTAGAATGGGTATGCTACTTTATACCAAGGTAGTATGAAATTCCTTAAAAGCATAACAAATATTGGTCTCATAACAAAACCAAAAAAGTCACCTATAGGTCTAAGTCCTAAATTCCATATAAGTTTGAGAAGTTTTACCGATGCCTGCATCATGGGAGAAGTATTATATAATAACTTCATACCTGTGATGAGTAATCCTATACTTCCAACTGATACCATTATTCCTAATTTATGTCTCCTGAAATATTCTCCTGCACCTGTTAAACGGTCTGAAATAGATTTACCAAATACTTTTAATTGCCCTAGCTGACTTTCAGGACTTTCCAAAAGACGTTTAAGTTCTTCCTTTGCACTTCCCATAGCATCTTTAGCGACACTCCTTTGTCTATCTGTAGCTCTTGGATCTCCAAGTGTTGCTCTAGCATTATTAATATCATCTTGAAGGTCTTTTGCTTCTTTTTGTGAATGCATTACTGACATAGTTCCTTTTGTTAATGAATTAAAAACTGAAGCTAAACCTATACCACCACCAAAAAGTGCTTTTGTTGTTAACGCCATAGTTTCTCCAAACTGTTGATGTGAATGTCTTATCTCCATATTTCTTCTAATCTGCCTAAAGTATTCACTATTCTCCATCATATTCATCTTAGTTCTAAATTCTTTCTCTTCTTTATTTGCTCTAAGACGTTCATCTTGATAATGCTGAACCTGTTCCCATTGTATTACAGCAGCTTTCATTTGGTGTATATTCTGTGCCATCAACTTAAACCAATCCCTTTCTTGTTTTGCTAGATCATCAGTGGTATGACCTAGCTTAAGAAATTCTTCCCTCAGTTGTTTTATAATACGATGGATATCATTATAATCCTTTGCATTAAAGTCATCTGCTGACATACTACATATAAATCTTTAATCTATATAAATTTACTTAAATCGTTTTAGTTGGTTCTCAGTTTGCTTATTACTTCTTGCCTGCCTATTAGTTTCTTCATTAGCTGATTGAATTAACATATAAATGTATTTGGTTGATTGTCTATCAACCTGTTTTTTATCCCAGCCAAATTCTGATGCTAAGAAGTAGTAGATTTCGGTGATTGCTCTATGTCGTCCAGATTCCCTGCGAATGTCGCTACCCATTCCGTTAAGAACTTCCCTAAAGGGAAATCCTTCATCACTCCTGAGATGATTTGAGACATGACACTGGATGACTGGTTTCGTATAGCGACAAGGTCGCCTACTTTAAACGGTGCTTTTCTTAGCACTTTTTGAATAATATCAATTCTATATTGTGGTATGTTTACTTTTGGTTTTGTTGGGTCTGACAGGTCAACACTTCTGGAAATTATAGCTTCTAAATCTCCAAACTTTATATCATCTTCATACTCAATGATAAACTTCTCTTTCTTATAGTCTATTGGAAATGACTTTATTGCCATGCCAAACTTAATGAAGTTGTAATATATAAATGTTTATGCTATGTCTGCTGTAATCTTACAAGTTTTTGCTTGCCAGTTCAACTCTTCAAATATTGGTTCTACTGGTTCTAATCCTGTCACACTGTGTTCAGCGAAACTTAATCCATTTAATGTGATTACCACTGCTTTCCCAGTTGCAGCATTATCAAATGTTAAATTGAGTTCCACATCGGTACCACCACCTGCATATGCATCTCCCCATGTTTCTTTGTGTCCTGCTCCTGCCTGTTGGTTTATCACAGCCAAAAGTTTATCTTTATTTTGCCATGATGCTCTGAATCTTCCTGTTATATCTAAAACTCTTTTGTATGAATTTGTTGCTTGGTTCTGTCCTAGTTTATAAAGTAGGTCTGTGTTCTGTGTAAAGTTGATATCTGCTTCCTGTAGTTCTGCTATAGGGTCAGTACCACTCGCCGTTCTTAATGCTAAAGTACCGTGAGCAAATGTAAACGGTGCTGAAGTTTCTGCTGGTACATTTCCTGCTGCAAAATTTTCTGATGGTGCAGATTCCTTTCCGTATACTATATCGGCAGTACAATTTACTGTGTCATTGATTGCTGTACTAATAGTCAAAGTATTCAAAATACATCCGTTTAATGTTCTAACCTGAGCAGAAGCTTCTCCTTCTAAATCAACTCCTATCTCAGTTGTAAATGTAAGACCAGTATCACCAGCACCAGTTGGGTGCATATTTTTAATTGCATCTCCTTGAGTTAAACCACCAAATATTTGATCTGTTCCACTCGTAGTGGGTATTCCGTAAATAGCCTGAAAAATCTTATAAGAAGTTGTATCACCAAAAACAAAACCAATACTCAGAGAACCTTGTTGTTGTCCATAAGCAAACGTAGTTGGTTCGACTTGACCTAATGCTGCTAACACAGTTCTATTTGTGGTTAATGTCCATGTGGAAACACCTGTTTTTAAACCAAATGAATTAGTTATAGCAGAAGCTCCTGTTCCATAAGTATCTTCAAATCCATATCTGACATATGCACTAGCACCAGTTCTTACCATTCTGTTCTATTTGTGCCTCTTAAGTATATAAATATTCTTAAGGGTCTGTCTTCCTATAAGAAACAGAAATTATATGATTATACATATTCCTCATCATTTCACTTCTTGAGTATGATGCTGTGACTCTTAAATCTGTGTATGGGAAAGTTGTAGAACCTCTTATGTTAGCCTTGATTATTCTTAACACTTCTTTAACAATAATATTATGCCTCTCTTCATTATAATATGATCTTATATCCAAGTCGACTGATAAGTCATGAAAGAAGTTACTACCGTATAAACCAAAATATTGTATGTTTTCTTGTCTCGGTGTTATAAATACAACCTCTCTTGTGTCATTACCAAAACCAACAGATCTTCGTTCCCAAGCCTTTTGGAATAATGGTTCTCTACCAGCATCTCCAGATCCACCCCAACCATTATGAAGTATTGCTATCAAATCATCTAATGCAGAGTAAGTTATTGATGTCATACTACCACCTTATTGTCTCTCCTTTTTTAAGTTTATCTTCTAATTCTGGTAATTCTCCTGAGGTGTATTGATATGTTTCATCATATGGGAATTCACCAGCTCGCCATTTATCTTGAGCACTATAAGTACCCATTGCAGGTCTCATATGTCTTGTTCTTCTGTTAAACTGTGCATCGGTCTCATATGCTGACCTTCTTCCTGTATACCAAAGTTTTCTTCCTATCATATATGCTATGCTGTCTTTTAATGTTTCACGCTGTTTAAGTGTTAATGGTCTCCAATCTGTTGTTCCCTTATGTTTATTATATTCTGCTCTTAAATCTTCATCTGACATATCTGCCCACTTTACTATTTCTATCCACGCTTTTATTGCAGATATATTACCCTTCTGTTCTTGAGGCAGAACTTCTCCCTCATAATATTCTGGTAATTTTTCAAATTGTGATGATGGTTTGTATCCTTTTACTACTTCGTCAGGGGGTTCCTCATAAATATATTCTTGAGGATCAGGCATATTTCTATTAAACCAATCAATAATTTTTTGAGGATGGTCTATAGTATCACGTACTGCTCTTGGTATAAACTTTTTTCCATCTGGTGTTTTAACCCCAATACCTTCAATTTCGTCTTCTATTACAGTATGACCAAATTTCTCTAAACCATATTTAATAAAACTTCTTATCTTTTTCTTAAAGGCTTCTTTGCTTTTTGAGAAGAACTCAAACATTATGGAATCACAAATACTTCTCTACGATTGTCAACACACCTATCAATATCCTCCTGCCATATTTTTTTAGATTCACTGAGGTTTGCTATTCCACCTGTAGGAAGTTCATCCATTCTAAAACTAGTATTTAGAATATCAATAGCTGCCATTTTAATAACTGCATCTTTAATATCTGATGGAACTGTTGTATCACCAGCATACTCTTCTCCACCATACCTGTAAGTTACCCTACACCTATTCTTTCTTAAAATAGAGAAAATAAAACCTCTTAAAAATAATCTACCATACTCATATTCTATATCATACCATTGACTGTCTCCAAGTATGTCACGCCAAGCTGATGAAGAACCTTCCCATATTTCGATTTTATCTCCTTCGTCAGCATCAAGTTCATATATGTTTCTATGTTGTAAGAATAGTGGTGTACCCCATCCAAATGTATAAACCAATGGTAGGTCGTGGACTTCTCTTGTAACTTTTCTTGATCTCCAAGCATGACCCATTCTTCGGTCTATTTCATCTTCTTTCCTATTTATCACTTTTTCAATCTGAGCTTTATTAGGAGTAGTGTTGGCAGTTATGGGTATCCTAAGAAAGTCGGCGATATCATAGGTCGTGCAGTATGTCGTAGCCATGTATTATATAAACTTAGTATTGTATATAAATTTACTTAAAGACTACAGTTACTTCGGCACTACCATCACAATCAGCAAATATACCATTTTCAAATCTCCTATGAATATTTTGGTAATTTCCCTCTATTGCTGAAAATATAGTGAATTCTACTGGTGTGGCACTTGCATTTACTCCATTTCTAAACTCGATTTTATTTGATCCAGTTCCTTTCTTTGTAACAAAAACTGCTACAATGACACCATGATCTCCTTTTATCAAAGTATCAGAATTGAATGATACAATGCTATGATTTAGTTCTACCATGATTAGTCACGAACTCTGTCATATATAAACTTTAAGAAAAAAAAAGGGCTATTTTTGGACTCTAGTAGCCTATGACTAGAAACTC